ACAAAGATCGCCTAAGTTTTTAATTTCTCCAGCACCAGCTTTATTCTTAATACCTTTTCTTGTAGCAGTTTGTGATTTTTCAAATTCTTCTAATGTAAAATGTTTTGAAAGTTGCATAGTTTTAAATCATAGTTAAAGCAAGTGAATATTTGGTGTGGAGGTAATACTCACTTGCAGATGATTTATAACATTTTAGGGTTATAAAATCAATTCAGTTAAATTACTATTTATGCCTATTGTACCTTTGTAAAAAGTATTAAAAGCTAAACTTATTCTAGTGTTATTTCCTTTTTTAGTATCTACTTGATGAGTTGTTGAAGATGGAAACATAACTAATTGACCTGATTCAACAGGAAACCACCAAGAATCAGAATTCCAAATATTATACTTACTATCATCTATTTCAGGAGATATTTGTTTATATTTTATATGACTAAAAAATTTAATCATATCTTTATCTGAATTAAAATAAAGCACACCTGATACAACTGAATTTGGGTGTTCATGTCTATGATGATATTGATTTTTTTCTGTATAGTTTAACCAAGATTGAGTAATATAAAGTTCTATATTTTTTTTTGGACATATAATTCTATCAACATAATCTTTGCAACATTGATCTAAAAATTTCTTAATATTTTTAAATTCTTTTCTATTCAATATATAATTATCTTTTGTATTAATATTTCCCTCGTTTTTAACACAATGTTTTTTCTGTTGTTCTACAAATTTTAATTCTTGTTTTGTAAATGGTCTATCCATATTTGTCATATAAATAGGTGTTGGAAATAATCCATGTATTGTAGCTTGTTTCATATTAAATATAATTAAAATTAATTAAAACTCTCCTTTTAGTATCTGTATGACTTGTTCCTGTATGTTGTAAATTAGAATCAAATATTACTATTCTATTTTCAATACTATTAACTTCTTTTTCATTTTTAAATATAGTTTTTCCATTATTTGTATTCATATATAAAATAGCAGTTGTAACATTATCAAAATCATTATGGAAACTATGATTAAATATTTTATTAGTTTTTGTTTGTAAATTTAATTTTACTTGTATTGTTTCTTTAGCTTTAAGTTTATCAAGAACAGGATTTATATATTTTATAAATGTACTTGTGGGTTTATTCTCTCTTATAACTGTATGAGTAAATTGAAACTCATTATCATTTTTGTGAACTTTATAATCATTATAAAACCAAGAAAAATGCTCTCCTAATACTAAACTTTGTAATGTATAAAAAAACTTTTTATCTAAAAAATTATCTATAACTTGCATTAATAACACCAAGATACAAAAGAATATCTTATACCTTTTTTAACTGGTTTAACTAAATGTGGGTATAAAAATAAAGATGGAAATATTATTAAATCTCCAGCTTTAAATTTAATTTCATAATCATCAAACATAATAAATTCTCCACCCTCATAATCATCATTTAAAACACATACAATACTTAAAATGGGTATTCCTCTTTTTTCTCCTGTAAATAATTGATGAATGTGATCTGCGTGTTTTGACATAATCTGATTTTTCTTATATCTNTTAAATCTAATCTGACTAAATCCTACCCAACCACTTAATGTATCTCCACCTATTTTATCAATAACAATATATCTTTCNAATGCTTTCCAAGTAAGNTCATGTAATTCTTTTAAATAAGTTAAATTTTCTGCATAAGCTATATCAAGTTCTTTATTTCCATTTTTACTAAAAAGTTTATCTGGATTTTTAGGTTCATGGTATTGATGTTGTTTCCAAGTATTATTGTTTAATAATTCTTTTATAGATTTATCTATAATATTTTGAGGAATCCATTTATCTAAATGAAGTATATAGTCTTTTAAATTTTCTCTCACACCAATATTAATTGTTATTCTATTAAATCCCAAGTTTGATTTTCTTCATTCCATTCATATCTTTGTCCATCATCAGGATAAGTAATTGGTGCATCCCAATAACAAGTTTCTTCATTCAATATCCAACTATTAAAAGGTTTAGGAGGTATAAAAGCATCTCTTGTTTCATCATATTTATAACCTAAACCAGCATAATTTTTTCTAAATGGAGTACCGCCTAATAAATGAACTCCTTTTAATGTATTATATGAAGTTTGTTTCCAAACATCATTAGTGCCATATAAATTATTTAAAAAATCTATACCAGCTTGTTCAGTTGTTGCAACATCATTAGAAACAACTACAACTTTTTCAACTTTACTTCCTTTTCCTATTTTACAAAAATGTGCCATTATGCTGTGTAACTCCCAGATGCGTTAAAAGTTAATATTGTATCAGAACCATCTGTTGAAACAGTTGGAGAACCAGATGTTGTTCCTGAATAATCCGAAGTTGCCATTCTTAAAATAACTACACCACTTCCACCAGTTCCTGAACCGCCATTATCTCCTCCACCAGTTCCTCCTCCTGTATTAGCTGGAGAAGCACTTGATCTAGGACTAGGACTTGGTGCACCATTTGTACCACCGCCTGAACCACCTGAACCTGAAGAACCACCTGGAGGTACAAAAGCACCTCCTCCACCAGCTCTTGTAACTGATGAACCAGTTATTGAATTGGCTAAACCATTTCCACCATGAGGTGTTGTACCAGCCGCACCAGCACCACCTCCTCCTCCAGCCGCACCGCCACCACTATCCCCACCATCATTTCCTTGTCCAACTGTACCAGAACCTCCAGTACCTGGTGGTGTTCCACCTCCACCAGAGCCACCATCTCTACCAGTTCTATTTTCAGATGGGTCGATTGCCGCCGCACCTCCACCACCACCGATAGCAGTTAAAGATACTCCTGTACCTGATACTGTACTATCAGTTCCATCATTACCTTGTGATTTAACACCTGGACTTCCAATCGCCGCACCTCCACCACCTACAGTTACTGTATATGTTGAACCTGGAAATAAACCGATAGCTGTTCCACCAAAATTAGTTAAATGACCCCCAGCACCACCACCAGCGGCATCTCCAGCACCTCCTGAACCTCCACCAGCGACTAATAAATATTCTACATCATAGGCTTGTGGTGTTTCAAAAGTTACATCATCATCAACACTTGGAATCCAACCTTGTGTTGCACCTGAATAAATTAATCTTACTGATTGACCATCAACATCATAAACAGGATTAGGAGATGAATTTCCTTGAAAGTTTAAACTGTTTTGATTTATTGTAACATTATTTGTTGCCCAATTTCTTGCATAATCTACAAATTCTATAGTATCTCCAACACTTGCTGATGCTGGAAGTGTAACAGTACAAGCATTTGATGTTGTATCAATCCAATAACCATTTCCAGCTACTGCTGATAAAGTTGTTCCTGTTACAATACTTGATTGCCAAGAAGTTCCACCAGCAACATCTCCAAAAGATAAATTGCCTGAACCATCTGTGATTAATGCTTGTCCATTAGTTCCATCTGCTGTTGGATAAGATAAACCATCTACAATAACTTTTCCTGTTCCATCAGGAGTAATTGTAATATTTCCATTTGCTACTGAAACTATATCGTTTCCATTAACATCTAAATCTCCACCTAATTGTGGAGTTGTATCTGAAACTATATTTACTGAAACTGTGCTATCTAACCAATTAACTGTGTTAGCTGTGTAGTCTAATGTTGCTAAAGATATATCATCTGAGCCATCATAAAATTTTAAAGTAGGTGTAGATGCTGAAGTTGTATCTAGCCAAATTGTTCCAGCAACTGCTGAACTTGGTCTTGATGTTCCTGAATTAGAAGTATTGATAGCCTCTAATACAGAGTTTAAATCTGATCTAAAACTTGGGAATGATTGATTCGCTATATCGTAATCGTGTTGTGCCATGTTGTTCTTATACTCCTTTTAAAAGCCTTTTGCAATATAATCAAATGTACGACTTATCGCAGTACCACCTGAATTTTTAAATGTTAAGTCGAAGCCATTGATTGTCTTGTTTTCAACTAAAAAGAAATCTCCAGTAGTAAGGTCTTCGCCTGTAATTCCAACTGCATAATTAACAGATTTGAATGGATTTGTAAATGTTACTGTGTAAGTTCCAGCACCAGAAGTTATATCATTTCCACTAAATATTCTATCAGGCATATCTACTGTTACTGTTACTTGTTGTACTACAGGAGTTGAAGCACCATCTCTTGAAATTAAAACAACTCTGAATTTAAGGTATCTAGCAGTATAATTTCCTATTACAAAATTTTGGAAAGCTGTAAAGGTAACATTATCATCTGATGTTGCTATTTCTAAATGTGCCTCAGAGTTAGCTGGTGCATCTCCATCAAAATTAGAACTTTGGCTATCGAACAATCCTGTTCTGCTATCAAATAGATCATCAGGATTTGATGCAGTTTGTTCTAAAGTTGCAGTAACTCTAACTGTATGTTTAGCACCTATATCAA